TGCCAACAATGGCTATGCAACTATCATGCCAGTATAGGCTGCAACATAGACTCACACACTTGTCAAGCCTGCCTACATAGTATAGCAATGACTTTACTATCTATGCTGTCTCTGTTGGCTATGCAACTATCATGCCAAGTCTGACTGCTATGCAAGAATCATGCCAAGTCTGCCAATGCACCAATATAGAGCGGGGTTGTCAATTGAGACGGGGGTCTGGATTGTCTCTGCTGTAATTATAATGGTAGCCACCTAGACACAAAATAGGCCAATTTAAGAAAAAGGTAGTCAAATAAATAAGAAAAGTAGCAATAATGACTATACTGGCTATCCTGTACTAAGTTGTTGTATTAATTGAGGTTGTATCGGCGGCTGCGGAGACTCTGAAATAATGATAAATCCGCACAGATGGTAATATAGACTGTACTGACAGGAAAGATGTAATAATGTGTAAAAAAGACTTGACTTTTACTAAAAAGTATGCTATAAATACAACCCTGTTCTGATGTACTATAGAGCCTATTGTCATAATCCTCTATCCCACTCCACTGGTTTGTCTCATTAACGCTCTATAACACTCTAATGTTGTTCCTAAAGAGGATAAAACAATGGTTATTATTTGTTTATTACTAACCAGTTGCATAGGTTTGTTATCAGCACTCTATTACTACATTGAGAAAGAATGTAGCTTTTTAGAGGGTTTGTTTGATGAGTGATACAGCAACTGACGTAGACAGTATTGACAACAAACCAGTTAAACGTAAAAGAGGAAGACCTAAAAAGAATGATGTTCAAGCGTTAACCAAAGGGAATAGGGGCAAAATAGGTCGTCCCAAAGGCGATTCAGCTGCGATTGAAGAGTACAAAGCTCGAATGCTAGCTAGTCCAAAGAGTAGAGAGGTTATGGAGTCGATCTTTAACGCTGCGTTAGACGATGACCATAAGAACCAATCAGCAGCATGGAAATTGATTGTTGATAGGATAATGCCTTTGAGTTACTTTGAGAAAGACAAGCTCAGTGGCGGCAGAAGCGCTGTTAGCATCACAATCAACGGTATTGACACAGACAAGCCTATAGACATAAACAGCGTTATTGATGGAGAGGTAGAAGATGTTTAAATATTTCTCTGTTGATGAGTTTGCTTGTAAGCACACAGGCAAGAATGAGATTGATCCTGACTTTGTTAGTAAGCTAGATGTGTTGAGAGAGGTGTGTGGTTTCCCCTTTACCATCACTAGCGGCTATAGAGACGTTACACACCCTGCTGAAGCTCGTAAGAGTAAGGGTGGAGTACATACGCAGGGTATTGCTGCTGACATAGCTGTTAGCAACGGGATAGAACGTGCAGCCATTATTAAGAACGCTATAGAGTTAGGCTTTAACGGCATTGGCGTTGCTAGAGGCTTTATACACGTTGATACAAGAGAAGCACCATTAGTGGTGTGGACGTATTAATGGCATCGCAAGAGTTAGACATAAGGCTATTACCGTGGCAAGAAGAAGTCTGGAAAGACAAGTCACGCTTTAAAGTAGTAGCAGCAGGTAGACGTACAGGCAAGACTAGGTTTGCAGCATCAACGCTACTGGTTAGGGCATTAAGTCTCAAGAACGGTAAAGTTTTCTATGTAGCCCCTACACAGGGACAGGCTAGAGACGTTATCTGGGATATGCTGCTAGAGTTAGGACAGGGTGTTATTGCTAATAGTCACGTTAATAACCTAACCTTGAGGCTTATTAATGGTGCTGTAATATCGTTAAAGGGTTCAGACAGACCTGAGACAATGCGTGGTGTTAGCTTAGCCTACGTGGTCTTAGACGAGTACGCTGACTTTAAACCAGAAGTGTGGGAATTGATTCTACGTCCTGCACTGGCTGACTTAAAAGGTGAAGCACTGTTTATTGGTACGCCTATGGGTCGTAATCACTTCTACGAACTGTACTCAGAGGCTGCGGCAGGTAAGCTAGAGGACTATAACGCATGGCACTATTCAAGCTATGACAACCCTCTAATAGACCCTGCTGAAATAGACACAGCTAAGCGTACAATGTCTAGCTATGCCTTTAGACAAGAGTTTATGGCTTCCTTTGAGGCTAAAGGCTCTGAGATGTTTAAAGAAGAGTGGATACAGTACGACACAGACGAACCTGAGATTGGTGACTACTACATAGCCTGTGACTTAGCAGGTTTTGAGGAAGTGGGTAAGAAAGCCAACAAGAGACTAGATAATAGCTCTATAGCTGTTGTTAAAGTCAACGAAGACGGATGGTGGGTTAAAGAGATAATCATCGGTAGATGGACGTTAGACGAGACAGCTAGGCGTATCTTTGACGCTGTACAGGATAACTCTCCTGTAGCTGTAGGTATTGAGAAAGGTATTAGTAGACAGGCTGTAATGTCTCCACTGTCAGACCTGATGCGTAGACACAACAAGTACTTTAGAGTTGATGAGCTAACACACGGTAACAGAAAGAAGACAGATCGTATTATGTGGGCATTACAGGGTAGGTTTGAGAATGGTTTGATTAGCCTTAACAAAGGAGAGTGGAACATACAATTTATGGATGAGCTGTTTCAGTTCCCTAACCATCTAGTACACGACGACACGATTGACTCGTTGGCATACATTGACCAACTAGCTAAGGTTGCCTATACGTGGGCATACGACACAGACGACTACGAAGAATCATTAGATTCCTACTCAGGGTATTAATATGGATGACTATAACGACGATACTACAAACTTTGTTGATGAAAGCCTAGAAGATTGGGTCATGTACAAGGTTGATGAGTGGCGTGACTACTTTGACACAAATTATGATGAGAAGTTTAATGAGTACTATCGTCTATGGCGTGGTATCTGGTCTGATGAGGACAAGACTCGTGAGTCAGAACGTAGCAAGATTGTCTCCCCTGCCCTACTCCAAGCTGTAGAGAACACTGTAGCAGACATTGAAGAGGCTACGTTTGGTCGTGGTAAGTTCTTTGACATTGCTGATGATATGCGAGACCAGAACCCTGCTGATGCTCGTTTCTTGCGTGAAGCATTGTCTGAAGAGTTTACTAAGAATAAGGTACGGAAGGCTGTAGGTGAGTGTCTAATCAACGCTGCTGTATACGGTACAGGCATTGGCGAGATTGTGCTTGAGAAGAAGAAAGAGATGGTTCCGGCTACAGAGCCTGTAATGGACGGTGCTATGACTGCCGTGGGTGTTAACATCCGTGACCGCACCGTAGTTAAGCTACGTCCTGTACAGCCACATAACTTCCTAATCGACCCTGTAGCTACTGACATTGAGAGTGCTGTAGGTGTAGCTATTGATGAGTTTGTTCCTACCCACCAAGTACAGCAGCTACAAGAAGAAGGTGTGTACAGAGAGTGTTACATTGGTCGTGCTGCGCCTGATATGAACTTAGAGCCTGATGAAGAGCTGTGGCAACAACCAGAAGATAAAGTCAGGCTAACCAAATACTATGGGCTTGTTCCCCGTCATATGCTAGAGAATGCTTTTGACGCAGATGATGAGATGGTTAACTTTGACAGCGAGACTGATGACGAAGGTAACGACAGCTACTACGTTGAAGCTATTGTAGTCATTGCTAACGGCGGCAAGCTACTCAAGGCAGAGGCGTCACCCTATATGATGCAAGACCGTCCTGTAGTGGCTTTCCCGTGGGATGTTGTCCCAAGTCGCTTCTGGGGCATGGGTGTGTGCGAGAAGGGCTTTAACAGCCAGAAAGCGCTTGATGCTGAGCTACGCGCCCGTATTGATGCTCTAGCCCTCACTGTACACCCAATGCTTGCTATGGACGCTACACGGATGCCTAGAGGCACTAAGCCAGAGGTTAAGGCGGGTAAGCTGCTCCTGACCAACGGCAACCCTGCTGAAGTGTTGCACCCATTCAACTTTGGGCAGGTTAGCCAGATTACGTTTGCACAGGCTGACTCGCTACAACGCATGGTACAGGCCGCTACAGGCAGTGTTGACACCTCCTCACAGGTCATGAACGGTGGCGGTACAACGTCAGCGGGTAGCTCTATGAGTATGGGTGGTGTTATCAAACGTCAGAAACGTACACTTGTTAACTTCCAAGAGTCGTTCCTGTTGCCATTTGTTGAAAAGGCAGCCTACAGGTATATGCAGTTTGAGCCTGAATTGTTCCCTGTAAACGACTATAAGTTTGTTGCTACAAGTACACTGGGTATTGTTGCTCGTGAATACGAAGTAGCCCAGTTGGTACAGCTGTTACAGACTATGCCTCAGGATAGTCCTGTATATCCAATCATCATGCAATCAGTTATTGATAACATGAACATCACTAACCGTGAAGACTTGATTGAGACTATGGTTAAAGCGCAGCAGCCTGACCCAGAGCAGCAGAAGATGCAGCAGGCTATTGCAGAGGAAGACAGAGCCTTTAAGAATAGTCAGACAGCGGCTCTTACGGCGCAAGCTAATGAGTCTAACGCTAGAGCTAAGAAGATTGAACTTGAGGGTAGAGGCATACCTGTAGAGCTTGAAACAGACCGTATTAAGGCTGTAGCGTCTAGTGTATCAGCTACTGATGACGATAAAGACTTTGAAAAGCGCATGAGAATAGCAGGTTTGGCTCTTGATGAGAAGAAGCTAGGTTTGGAAGTAGCGAAGGAGAATATGAAAAATGGTCAGTAATAAAGACTTAGAAGATGTAGTAGCACAGGTCAATAAAGCCTATGAGCGTATGAATAAGCGCATTACAGCCCTAGAAGAGGCGGCTAAGACCCCTAAGAAAGAAAGTGCAAAAAAGACTTGACATTTAGACAAATGTGTGGTATAGTCCGGCGCTATATCACATACTAAGTGATTTGTCAACTATTATTGTCCTAATGAGGGTAAACAATATGAATCAAGACGATATACTACATTACGAGCAGATACAAGATATGCTGCTTACAGAAGGTTGGAAGAACGTACAGAAAGAATTTAGCATACTAGCAGATGCAATAGAGGGGATAGACGCTGTAAAGAGTGTTGAAGACCTTTATTACAAGAAGGGACAGCTGAATATAGCAAATCTAATACTGAACTTGCCACATACGGTGGATTCAGCCTTAGATGTCCTGAAAGAGGAATCGCAGGATGACTAGACGTATCTTTGAATTCATCTGCCCAGACCAACACGTCACAGAGCGCTTTATTGACGAAGAGGAAAGGGAAACAGAGTGTTCAACCTGCGATAAAACAGCGTCTAGGATGGTCAGTGCTGTTCAGTGTACTTTAGACCCGTTATCCGGTCATTGGCCCGGAGCGACTATGAAGTGGGCTAAGAACAGACAAGATCAGATTAAACGCGAACGACGTGAGGGCAACTCGTAAGAGCCTCACAAGTCCATCAATCTCCATAATGATATTTATCACGGAGTTTTAATAATGGCTACACTGATAGACGAGTTAGAAGTAGGACGACAAGAAGACGACGATGACCAGTTTGACACAGTGGACTCGGAAGAGCAAACCACCGTTGAAGACACCGTACCAGACAAGTATCGCAACAAAAGTGCTGCGGAGCTTGTGCAGATGCACCAAGAGGCTGAGCGTATGCTTGGTCGTCAAAGTGGAGAGGTAGGGGAGCTACGCAAGGTTGTCGATGAATTTGTATTGTCACAATCCACAAAGAAAGAAGAAACTGTAGAAGAAGAGATTGATTACTTTTCTGACCCTGAGAAGGCAGTACAGCGAGCAATAGATAATCATCCTGCTGTCAGAGAGGCTCAAAAGGCTTCCGTAGACATGAAGAAGTCAAGCGCACAAGCGATGCTTAAGGATAAACATCCTGACATGGCTGAAGTACTTGGTGACCAACAGTTTGTTAACTGGGTAGGTGAGAGTCAATTTAGAACAAAGCTATTGCAGCAAGCTGATAGAAACTTTGATTATGAAGCAGCTGATGAGATATTCAGTCTGTGGAAAGATCGTAAGGCTCTAATAAGTCAGACGGTTGGTGCTGAGAAGAACAGCAGGAATGCCTCAATTAAGAGTGCATCTACTGGTGGTGCTTCAGGTTCACCAACTAATAGTAGGAAAATCTTTCGTCGTGCAGACATTATTAAACTAATGAAAAACGACCCTAACAGGTACGCTGCGTTGTCGGATGAGATAATGTTGGCTTATCAGGAGGGGCGCGTAAAATGATTAAATAACTTTAAGGAAGAAATAAGATGACTAGTTCAGTATATCCACTACAAGGCGGTGTTGTAAATAACACTAAAGCAGCAACATTTATTCCAGAGATTTGGAGTGATGAAGTACGAGCAGCATACGAGAACAGTCTTGTCCTCGCTAACCTAGTCAAGAAGATGGGCATGCAAGGAAAGAAAGGCGATACTATCAATATCCCTGCACCTGTTCGTGGTACTGCAACAGCTAAGGCTTCTGGCACTGCTGTCAGCATCCAAGGCAACACAGAAGGTAATGTACCTGTACTTATCGACAAGCATTTTGAATATTCACGCTTGATCGAAGACATTACTGAAACACAAGCACTATCTAGTCTCCGTCAGTTTTACACTTCTGACGCAGGTTATGCTCTTGCTAAGCAAGTTGACGGCGATCTACACGGTCTTGCTAAAGACCTCGGTAACGCTCAAGACTCATACGTAAACACTGCTTCGTTCTACTGTGACGCTAGTACTGGTCTGACTGCTTTTGCTGAAGACACTGTAACGGCTACTGATGTATTTACTGATGCGTGTTTCCGTGCTTTGATCCAGAAGATGGACGATGCTGACGTACCTTTTGATAATCGTGCGTTTGTGATCCCGCCTTCATTGCGTAATGCAATCATGGGTATTGATCGTTATGTGTCTTCTGACTTTGTTAGCGGACAGCCTGTACAGAATGGCAAAATTGGTAACTTGTACGGCATTGACGTATTTGTTTCTACCAACTGTGCTGTTTCTGAAGCAGGTGCTGATAACTCAGCTAACGCTAATGACCTCAAAGCTGCACTGCTTATCCATAAAGACACGTTCGTGTTAGCAGAGCAAATGGGTGTTCGTTCACAGACACAGTACAAGCAAGAGTTCCTTGCTAACCTGTATACTGCTGACCAGTTGTACGGCGTTAAGACACTACGTCCTGACAGCGGTTTCATCTTGAACGTAAATGCGTAGATAGGAGTGGGGAGGCAGTGCTGCGGTGCTGTCTCTCCTTTTCTTTATGAGTAAAAAAGACCCAAGAATGACCAAGTTAGGTGTTAGTGGGTATAATAAGCCTAAAAAGACACCTAACCACCCTACTAAAAGCCATGTAGTGTTAGCTAAGTGCGATGACGGTGCAGTTAAAACTATACGCTTTGGACAGCAAGGCGTTAGTGGTGCAGGTAGCAAACCCACCACAACAAAAGACAAAAACAGACAAAAGTCCTTTAAAGCAAGACACGCTAAGAACATAGCTAAAGGTAAATGCTCTGCTGCTTACTGGGCAGACAAAGTTAAGTGGTAAATCACTAAT